GCACGGTATTGTCTATCTTGAGCACCAGTTCCTTGTCATTATCGTTGCTCTGGCTAGATGCTTGTGTAATCCTGAAAGCGTCTATTATCGCTCTGTATACCGCCTGTGCAATACCATCTGACATAGCACCACCCTCGGCAGGTCGCCCTGTTTGGGTTGTTGCCTGGACAGCAGGCTGAACGTTCATGGATGACAGGCTTGCCATTTCGTCTGCTATTGCCTCTGTCGATGTGCGGATGCCGGGAACCCCTTGTACTATACCCTTGCGGAACATATTCACAAAGTTCGGGGCCCATTTGTCGGCATCCCGGCCTGGCCCTTCTTTTGTTGGGGAACTGAATCCGAGAAAGTTTTTGATTGTATTTCCAACGTTTTTTAGAGGATTCTTTATTGAGTTAATTTTATTTTTTATACCTCCTGTAAAGCTGCTTATCAGATTTTTGCCCCAACTGAAAGCATCTTCCTTAATTTCCCGCCATTTATTGGTAATAGCCTTTTTAATATCATCCCAGGCAACCGGTACATTAGTCTTAAGGTTCTTCCAGTTATCCTTGATTATTTTGCTGATGTTGTTCCAGGCAATAGGAGCATTAGTTTTAAGGTAGTTCCACCTATCTAAAATCTCTTTCTTTATATTCTCCCAAGCTACAGGAGCATCGGTTTTAAGGGCTTCCCAGCGCTGAGATATTTCTCTTTTGATGCTCTCCCATACAGTTGGAGCATTCGCCTTTAGTTCATTCCATTTCTCGTTTATCGTTGTTTCGATGTTTCCCCATTTTTCGGAAGCTCCAGTTACAAGGCTATTCCATCGCTCTTGTATGCTGTTTTTTATATTCTCCCATACCGTAGGAGCATTGGTTTTTAAGGTATTCCACCGGTTTTGAATTCCGGTCTTGATATTTTCCCATGTTTCTCCGGCTTGAGTTTTTAGATTGTTCCATCTGGACTGTATGTTAGCCCTGATATTCTCCCAAATAATAGGCGCACTAGTTTTGAGGGCTTCCCATTTCGTCTGTATATTAGTTCTTATCCCTTCCCATATCTCACCGGCTTTAGTGCGGAAATTACTCCATTTGTCTTGTACCCAACCTGTAAAGTTCCCCCACTTCTCTTTAGCACCATCCCAAAGGTTACCGGCCCAGGTTTTGAAGCTACCCCACTTATCTTTAACGCCATCCCAAAGCGGACCTGCCCACTCCTTAACTTCCCCCCATTTTTCCTTCAATTTTGGCCATAGGCCCCAGTTGCTTACCCAGTCAGTGAAACTATTCCATTTCTCTTTCGCACCTTCCCATAGCCAGTTCCAGAACCCTGAAAGAGTGGGTTCCTGTTGTTCAAGCAATTCACTGATGTTAAGAGTAGGAAGTTCAGCAATGTCAAACTCGGGTGTTTGTATAGCCGGGATATCAAATCCACTTGCCGCATCTGCAGTATCCTCCATGATGTTATGAACCTCGTCAAAGGATTGCAGATTTTTGCTTGCCGCTTTCCCCATCTCTGCGAGCGCTTCGGTCTGTTCATCTGTTCCGGAGGCAGCTTTTTTCGCGCTATCAGCATACCCTTTATTCTGCTGGTTTATTTTCTCCATCATGTCGCTGAATCCGGTCTGCTGTACACTCTTAGAGTATTTGCTCCATAAAGCTATACCGCCGCCTATAATTGCCGATATGGCGAGTAACGCCCAACCTACAGGTCCAAGAGCAGTATGTACTGCGTAAAGTGCAGTTCTAACTGCCTGTAGTACACCAACATGAGCAATTCCAGCCATAGATGCAAGATGCATCTGTAATTGATATATGCCTATCGCCCTCGAAATGAATGAAAACAATGCTGGGCCAGCTGCCAGCGTGCCGTTCAACGCATGCATCACCATGTTTACGCCGTTTATTATTGGCGGTACAATCTTAAAGAGTAAAAACGCTGAGGCTACGCCTATAATTACAGGCTTTATTGTGGACCAGTGCCTTTTTATCGTTACTGCAGCTTTTGCTATTACTCCCCACGCTGTTTGCACAGCATTAATTAATATGAACACGGCTGATGATAGTTCTGCCCCAAACACCTTAGTTATAGACATTCTCAATGCAGTGAGAGTATCAACTCCTTGTTTTTTTAAGTCAGTAAAAAAGTTGTAGAACGTTGAGGCTGTATCACGTACTCCTTTTAGCCATTCTACCACTCCAGTGAACAGATCTTTTGTCAACTCTCCTATTGTCATTCGCCAAACATCTTTTATAGTAGAGGTAACTCCCTGCCAGGTATTCGCCATATTTGCCATCATGCCGCCAAAGTTTCTATCCATACCCTTTACTAACATCTTTATAGCTTTGTCGGCAGGGATTAGCCCTTTTTGCTGCATGTCCGTAACCTCAGCTTTGGTTTTTCCCATTTCTTCTGCTAATATCCCCCAAGCATCAATATTAGCTTCTGTAAGTTGCATCATTTCCTCCGCAGAAACTTTACCTTTCGCTTGCATTTTTCCCAATGCTAAAGTAATTCTGCGTATCCCTTCGCTTCCCGTCCCAGCTGCGGCGGCAGCATCACCTACAGAGCGAAGCATAGGCAAAACCTCTTCTGCTGCAAACCCATATGCAAGCATTCTTTTTGTAGACTCCAGCAGGTCAGGATACTCAAACGGTGTTTTTGCAGCAAAGTCCGCCATTTCATCTAAAAAGTCTTGTGCCTTTTCCGCACTTCCCAGCATAGTAGTAAACCCTATTCTTGCTGTCTCTAACATAGAATTGAAGCTAATTGCCGTTCCCACTGTCGATTGAAAACCTCTTTTCAAGGCCTCAAACATACCCACGCCGAGAGTAACGGAAAAAGCGTTCTTAAATATATTACCTATCTTTGAGCCTTGTGTTTTTGCCATTCCTTCAGCCCTAGATAGCCCTTTTTTATATGGGCTGTCGTCCAATCCCAGCTTAGCAACTACTTCTCCAACGCATGGGCCATGCAGCCCTTTATTTTTTGCGTCCTGAATGTTTTTCTCATAGCTGGATTCCTGTCCCGGGCGCTTGCCTTTTGTGTCTGGCCCCGCCAGCTTCTTGAATTCCATGCTTATGAAGTCATCAGGGGTGATCGCCTTTTGTTTTCCCCGCTTCTTGCTGAACATTCGGCCAATACCGGCAAAGCCGTTACTTATTACGGCAGCAAGGAAGGACCACTTATCCCGTTGCTCTGCATATTTTTCCGTCATTATCTGCCTGTTGAGCTCTTTTAAAATAGGGGTTAGTTCGCTCGGGTAGAGCTGCCGCATATCAACCAATGTCCAGCCAAATTCTCTGGCAAGCAGAACAACTACTTCCGCAGAGAGCCAGCCTGCGATGTTAAGGCTATCAGCTTCGGTATCATCTGCTTTATTGCGAAAAAATTTACATCAACAAACGCCCCAATCAGTTTTTCAATCTCGCTCATGTATGCGTTTTTTACATCTTCGGGTTTTATCTCAGGAAAAACAACTGGGATTTTCTTATAAAGAAAGTCCCAGTCAAGCTCCATATCATCAAAAGCTTTTCCCAAATCTTTTAATTTACCTTTTGTGCTTGGGAATAGCTTTTTTGTTATTTCTTCCAGTTCACCGATTTTCTTTTCCTCGACCCGGATTTCCTTACCGGCAAAAGATACGGTTTTATCTCTCATTTATTTAACCCTCCTATATTCTTATATACAACTGTCCAGTACCAGTAAAGTCAATAGTTTCCTCGACAATCCCATCAACCGGGTTCTCGATGCCGTCACCGTTTATTATCGCAAACCCCTCCAGACAATCTTGGTTTGTCCCAGAGTCTATAAAAAGCTTCACAACAATAGTCTGTCCCAGGGAATCAAAAAACTGTGCATCCCCCCAATAAGCATCTGCCGAACCGGACCAGCCTTTCAAGGTTCGGGCAAACTCTTTCCATCCAGCACTGGCAAAAGTAGTGGCATCTGCATCTTCGCCGTCACCATCTACACTCCAGTTAAAAAATCCTCCTGCCTGCATAAGGGTTAAATACTCCCCTGAAACTGTAACTACTTCTTCCGCTCCCCGTGCTTCTTCAAAAACTATAAAACCTCCGGCCCTTTCAATGGTAAATCCTGTTGTTACAGAAACACTATCTACCTCAACCGTAATATCAGAATCTAAATCCCAGTAACGCTTATCAGCATCTGTAACCTGATACCGCTTATATTCTGCATCCGGCGTTGTAGCCTCATCCGTAAAAACTACCGAAGCGGTATCCACGTCAGAAACGTATACCGCCCCAGTCATACCAGTTATCGCCAAAACTATCACCTCCTTATGTTGGTAGTGTCAATTCACCGGTACCTGTGATGTCACAGCTAAACGATGCTTTGTCGTCCACCGGCACCTCGATGCTCGGTTTCACTAGTGCGTCACCTTCAAATGTTACGCCACTGGAAACCTCGAATGTAAATTCCAGTGCTGTCCCTGCAAGCCAAGCATCCAGAATTGCCTTTTGCCCATTTGTATCATCAACTTTAAGATTCCCTTCTATACTGCCGCTCCACTCTTTCAACCCTGCCAGATACTCCTTCCAACCGTTTGAATCAAAACTGGTGATGTCAACATCATCTGCCCCGAGGTCCAGGCTCCAGTTCGATATTTCTGCTATTTTATCCTCGTCGAGCTTCACAGCTCCTTCCTTACCTGTTACTGCCATTATTAATCACGCTCCTTAATGATTTCAAAGTTCACAAATAGTTCAATCCTGTTGTTGCTGTCTCGTTTCAATATTTCCGGTGACCCCTTTGCTTTGATGAGTAGATACCGGGTACCGGACAAAGTCTGTTCACATAGTCCGTGGAGTTCATCTACCACGTCTCCAATCTTTGTCCTTGCTGCCGCATAG